GACGGTGCATCTTGTCGAATTGCTACGAATGTTCTGTTGTTTTCTTGTAAGTATTTGTTAATGATTTTAAATGTCATATACTATTCCTTTTCTAATTTTTCTGCGATTTCGTCAAACAATTCTTTTAGTTTTTCATCTGATTGTAAGACTTTGTTTGCTTTAAAAAGTTGCTCTTGTGTTTCTTCAAGTTTAGCTTGTGCTTCTTCGTAAAGCGCCTTGTAGTTTGCGCATTCAATCGTCTTGTTTGCGAATTGAATTGCTATGTCGTTGATAACTTTGTCTGCTGTGTTCATAATTATCCTTTCATTATCTCCATCGAGGGTAATATCCTCTACTGTAATTTCCATCATGATCTAGGTTCCGGAAATTGTCATAAATGTTATCTAAAATATCAGAAAGACTAACCCCTTTTATAGTAACGTCATTCATCCCCGATAAAACTCTTGTTTCAGTATTAAGTGAAACGCCACCGCCTTGTGAATTAGGAATGAAGTCCATTATTTTACCATAAAATGTAATAGCGGTTTGAATGTTATCTCCTAAACGTCCGTTCCAAATTTGGAGGCCGGCAGAAGTATGCTCTATCCCCGTTCGACCGTTTCGGTTACTCATTAATTGGGTATATGCACTTGGAACTCCGTTAATTGAACCTTGACCGAAAATCAAGAATTGCATAGGTTTACCGTCAAATCTGTTTCTGATTCCTACTGCTTCTTGGTTCATTTCAATCCAACCGCTCTGTAAGTCGAATATGGTTTGTCCGTTTAGCGAGGAAATTCGTCCACCTTTGATGTGATTTCCTGTGAAGTCAATATTCTGTATCTTGGTAATCGTCGCTTGTTTTGCAAACAACTCATTGATGAATGCTTGTTGTGAAATTAGTCTTTGGATGAATGCAGTATCAAATTTAACCTTCTCGGCCGTTACTGCTTCAGCTCCTAAAATGTTGGTAGTCACCGAACCAGCTTCAAAGTTGGCCGTTTTGAGTTTATCAATCATAGCTGACTTGATAACCGCATTATCGATCAGCGTTTCTCCTGAGATGTGAGTAGCTCGACCAATGATACGGTTGTTCCCGTTAGCAGCAAAATTGATACCGTTGATTATGTCGCCTGCGCTATTCAAATTATTGATAGCGTATGATCCAGCAACTTGAGTTTGAACCGTTTTAACGGCTTCCTCAGTATCTTCGGGCGCAAGCGTGAATGATGTCGCTTGACTTCCAGTTTCTAGCTTGATTTCTGAAATGTAAATATTTATTGACTTCCCTTGTTGACCGTACAACATCAAATTAATTTCATCAATATCGTTTGGTAACTCGAAGTTTAAAGTGATTTTCTTATAGACACCACCAGTTATTTCATTATTTTGGATACCTCTCCACTTTTGTGATTTCAAAACACCATTTTGTCTATAATGCAAACCGACATCAATTCCTGAGTAAGTGCTATCTCCGTCTTTTGAAATCAAAAAAGAAAGTGTGATTTTGTCAGATTTTTTTAGCACGATTTTGAATGTTTGTTGCAACCCAAAATAACGTTCATTTATAGAAGAACCATAAATATGCACGCCTGCTTTATTTCGATTTTGCATTGAATGTTCATAGTTGAAATTCAATCCAGTTACGTTCGTTTCTGTCCAATTCTTTGAACCCTCTCGAAAATCAGCATTTCTGACAAAATTTCGACTATCTCCGACGTTTTTAGCAACTTCAACTTGAAATAGTTGGCTTGTCATAGCCATGCGGGCGACATTATCAGCAATACCGTTGTCAGTATTCCCCAAAATTCGCTCGTAGAGTTGAGCCGTTTCTCTAACACGTTGGAAGTCTATTTGATTGACCTTGCCCGCCATTTGACTAGCGATATTAGCGAATCGCCCGTCAATACCTTGCTTGTAATCAGCTAGTTTGATTTCGTTATCTCTTGTAAATGCTTCAAAACGTTGTCTAGTGCTTTCGTCTGTTTCTTCCTTGATTGACCTTTTAGCAGTCGATAAGTCGCTTCTTAATTGATTATCAGTTACGAAATTGTTGTATACTTGGCTTTTGAAAGTATCAAGATTTTGTCTTGTTGTATCTACTAACCCTTTCACTTGCTCTGCTAAATCAGAGCTTGTGCCAGCCTTTTTTAAGGCTTCTTCTGCTTTTGCTTTGGCTTCGTCAAATCCAGCTGGACTGAAATCTTGAAACCTTCTGTTGATTTCATCTGATAGAGCACGCTTGTTTTCCTCTGCTTTAGCTTTTATTGCGTTCACTTCATCTGTGAATTGATTAGTTAATTCTTCTTTTTTTCGGTCAAAGGCAAGGTCAGCATTCTTGATTTCTTTCGCTAATTGTGTAGCGAATTGCCCTTGCAAGTGCTGAGTTTCATTCTTAACCGCATCATTAACAGCGTTAGAAAGCATATTGGACAAACCTGACTTAAATTTTCCAAATCCAATAGATAGTAGCTTCTTAGCCATCGGTGAATAAGTATACTTCGTGATTTTCTTACGAACGTCCATTTTGAATAGATCATGAAACAGACTGACAATATCAAAAATTTGAACAGGAACATCACTCTTTCCTTCGACTTGAATTTCTAAACTGTCTTCAAGCATGTCGCAGAGTGTTGTTCTGAAATACTGCTCACCGTATTTACGAAGTCCAGCTTCATCTTTTACGTCCCGGTCATTAACCTCAATCACATCTTCGTAGATTTGACTGTACTTGTTGATAAGCGGACTATCTACCACAACAGAAAACTTACGATCAGGTACTTTTTCTCCCTCACCTTTGACGGTAGTCTTGAAGGTAATTCGAGTCTTCAAAGACTTAGTTGATGTCTTTTGTTGATAGCTAGATAAGTTCTTTTTGTACATAAATAGCGATTCATTTTCTGAACCACCATTTTTCAAAAGTTGAACCTGGTATCCATGACGTACAAGATCGCCACCCCACTGACCAAGGATAGAGTGCTTATCTTTTGTAAAAGCGACCATCGCGTTGACACTATCAGTATTGAACGTGTGACGTTCGTCGATGTCGGAAAAGAATGAGAACGGATTCTCACGAGTAATACTTCCAGCAAAACGACTCAAAGCAGTTGAACCAGTCGCTCTATCCAAAGAAATCGGATTGATGACATAGTTGTTCAACAGTGTAAAGGATTGATTCGCATAGACTTGAATATAGCCATGTTTCTTTTGAACCTCGAAAATGACGAAATCTTGTTCGCCATGTAGGTCATCGGCTTTTAGGAAAGCTTCTTCTTTCAACTTCTCCCACAAAGCATCTGAGGTCGGAAAGCGAAAAGTCAGTTGATAGGTACTATTTGCTTCTTGAGAAATCTTGTCTGCATAAGCAGCATTTAAAGGAGTATTCCCATTTGTTAAGTAAATCAAATTTTGTACCTCCAATTTGGCCGAATAATCAATCTAAGAACATTCCCAGTAAATGTAACCCCACTTCTTCCTGTTGGGATTTCAAAGAACCCACCACGCTTTCTGAGAGTGTTCTGAACCGCCCCACTAGCATTGTAGATATTTTGCTTACCTTGTCTACAATCAATTGTAGCTTTCGTTTTTACATTGAGATACATTGTTTCTCTGCCGATAGTAATCGAAACATCTCCATCTCCCTGAACTTCAATGATGGGCTCAGAGTAAATTGTTCCTGGATTGTTAATTGTTCCTGGTCCATTATAAGATTCAGAATTAACCGTTTTTTGATATCGAAAAGGCTGCATGTTTAGCTTGATTTTCAATTGCCATGCATGATTACCAAAAGGTTTGTAGCTAGCCGTTAAAAAATGAGCATAAAAAATAGATTCAGGATGATAGCTAAATTCCAACTCATTGTCATTCGATTGAAATTTATCCAGGATAATCGAGATATCAATCATCTTTGTAACGTGAATTGTAAAAGTTCTGTCATAGCTATCATAAGAACCATCTAATACTCGATAACTTCCATTCACACCATGAAGCTCGGCCACCTCTCCTTTCGGTTTGGCAGCCTCAACTTCTCCAAAATCGGTCACGATACAGCCTGGAAGGGTCGATGTATTAAAGCCATTAATGATCATATAATCCATTAGATTCCCTCCCTTGCTAAAATTGAACCATGTTGTTCATAAGTATTTAATGAGATTTTCTCATTGTCTAGATAGATGTCTGACGATTTTTCAAAGATAGCTGTAAGGATTGATTCCAAACTTGACCTCATAATCGCTATCTCAGACACTGTTTTACTCTCTTGTACTTCAAGCTGAGCTGAAGGCATAGCCAAACGAGCCTCAAGATTTTTCGTGACAGAGGCAGTTGAGTTTAAATCCAGGTTATCCCCTGAAAATACATCAGAGATTTCTCCAGCCATTCCACCAACTGTTTCTTTGACGCCCTTAAACCGTTCTTGTAGTCCTTGGTCTAAACCTTGCATGATTGCATTACCTGCAGGAATCAAGAGTTTACTGTCATATTCAATCGGTCCTTTGTGGTCACGAATCCAGTTTGCAATTCCACCAACAAAATTAGTAACGCCTTCCCAGGCAGATTTCAAACCACCTAAGAACCCATTAAGAATTGCCTTACCAGCTTCCCAAAGGTTAATATTTTTAATTCCATTAAAGATATTAGTAATTTTGGTTACCAGATCACTAACAGCTTGTTTCATGTTATTCCATGCAGTCTGAGCACCGCTGACAAGCCCATTGATGAAACCAAGTACAAGTGATTTTAGTCCGGCCCATGCTGCGCTCGCTGTTGATTTGATATTTTCCCAGAGACTGGATAAGAAACTTACAAAGTTATTCCATAAGTTTTGAGCACCTTGAATCAATCCAGTAATTAGATTCGATACTGTAGTTTTTATCCACTCCCAGGCCATAGATGCAGCCGCTTTGATAAATTCCCAAATTGTACTAAGAACATTAGAGAAGTTCTCAAAAACACCAGTAGCGTATCCAACGATAACATCCACAACTCCAGAAAAGTATGTCTTAATACCCTCCCAAATCAGAGAGATTCCATTTTTGATTCCTTCCCAAATCAGAGAAAGATCTACACCTAATTGATCAAAGTTTCCTGTAACTAGGTCAATGATAATCAAAATAGCACCCAAGAAAATCGATTTGATAAATTCCCAAGCGCCTTCAAAGATCATTTTAATCCCTTCCCAAACTTGAGTAAGACCATCTAAAATGTTGTTCCAGATATTCATGAATCCGTCAATGAACGGTTGAACAACCATCATGACAGCTGTAGTAATCAATGTCCAAGCCGTAGACGCGGCCTCCTTGATTGATTCCCATAAGTCAGAAAAGAATGTTACAACAGCATTCCACATCGCTTTTAAAGACTCAACGTAAGCATTCCATGTTGTAACAACTCCATCCCACAAAGTGCTAGCACCTTCAGAGATACCAGACCAAAGACCGACAAAGAAATCAGCAATCCCCTGCCAAGCCTGTTTGATCCAATCCACAAAAGAGGACCAAATCTTTTGACCAGTTTCTGTTTGTGTGAAGAACCATACAAGAGCAGCAGTCAATGCTGCCACTGCAGTTACAATTAAGCCAATCGGGTTTGCTGCTAATACTGCATTGAAAATACCAAATGCTCCACTTGCCCCCATGGTAGCAGCTGCATTTGCTGCCTCCGCGGTAGTGAGTGCTCCTGTTCTTACGAACTGAGCCAACATAAGACCATTCGTGATGGATAATGTCGCATTTCTGATTACTTCTATTCCTTTTATTACAGTCATTACTGCTTTGTATCCAGCCCATGCACTTGTAATTCCGACAACTGCCGATTTTAGAAGATCTAAAGCAATAGGTGAATCTTTCAGCCATTTAGTGAATTTACTAAAGTTTTCAGAGGCTTTGCGAATAAAATTTGTAACGGATTCAAATGCTGTTCCAAGAAGGTTTATTCCTTGCTCACCATCTTTAATTCCTAAAAGATCTCCAACAAAATCGCCGACAATCCCTATTACATCACCTATTGCAGAACCAATATTCTCAAAAGTAACTCGAATATTATCTGCGATGTTGACAATTTGAGTTGCAGTTTCCTCACTAAAACCAATCGTATTCAGAATATCAATGTTATCCTGCTTACTTAATGACCCAAAAATCATGTCAAAAAAGGTCTCAAAGATTCCTGTTACACGAGATAGTTGATCAAAAACTGCACTTCCAAAAGCATCCCCAAAAAGCTGAGAAGCAATCTGACTAATCCCTTCAGTCAAAACCAAGCCAAGGCCAGAAAAAATATTTCCAACCATTGGTAAAAAATTATCAAAGAGAAAGGTAGATGTTGTTTTAAGCAAGGCATGCAGAGAAGGTAGAATATTCTCCCCTAGCGCTAACTTTCCAAGTACATTCTGAGCTGCTGCTTTCATGGATTCAAACGATCCGCTAAAAGTAGATGCTGCCTCTTTAGCTGTTGTCCCAGTGATGTCTAAATTCTCCTGGATAGCATGAATGGCGCTATAAACATCTGAAAGGTTGTTAATGTCGTACTTGACACCAGTCAACTTCTCTGCATCAGCTAAGAGACGTTGCATTTCTTGCTTTGTACCACCATACACAGTACGTATTCGCTATGATTCGCTAGATCATAACCGTCTTTTTAAGACTGCTCTATGTCACCATAGAGATTAGACTATCTCTTATGCATTAAATGCACCCTAGCGCTTCGGTTCGCTTGAACCTACTCTACTCCATTAAAAAAACTGATGTTTTTTCTGTTTCGATAGTCGTTACACTTTCAAGATTAAATCTTGCTTAGCACGATATTGTCTAAGCTGCTTTGCTTAGAGTTTCATCGTTTTCACTAGGTTTACCCTCGGCTATGGCTTTTCTACCGAGCTTTAAATTATCAAGCATGGTGTAGTTCTGCTTAGCAAATCCTTGATAAGCCATCTGAATGCTCTCCATAGATGTACCCATCTTATTAGCATTATCTGACATATCAATCATGGCCATGTTTGCTGTTTCAGCAGCTTTGTTTGTATCACCGCCCAAAGACTGCAAGAGACTAGCTGAAAAGCCTGTCACGTTTTCCATATAGGCATTAGCTGATAAACCTGTGGTCTTGTAGGCTTCATTAGCATACCCCTTCACCTTATCAGCAGAACCTTTGAAAAGAGTTTCAATACCTCCGAGCGATTGCTGAAGCGCTGCACCTTCACTGATTGCTGCCGACAATGCCTTACCAATCCCTGCCGCTGCAATAACTTTCGTCATAACACCAACAAGACTAGAACCCAATGACTGTCCAGCACTTTGTCCAGCTGCACTCGCTTCAGGATTGAGGATTGATTGGATTTTACCAGTAATCCCTCTAGCTGATGGTATCAATTGTACATAAGCCTGTGCTATTTCTGTAGCCACTAATCCTCACCTCCTATCTTTTCTAAAATTTTCTGACGATATTCTTCAAAGTCCTCACCAGAATCAAAGATCATCTCCTTGCTTTCTTTAGCTTTAGTTTTTCCTGTTAGTTCCTCTGCAACCATTAATGGTTTGTTGATTCCTTTCTGACCGTCTGTTGTTTTAAACCAAACAAGAGCAGAAAGCCTATCAAGCACGCCTGCAAGCAAAAAGGTTTCAAAAGGAACTTTGCTATTGGTCATTGCTAGTTTGATCCGTGAATCATCTCTCAGACCAAAAGCAAAAACAGCTACCTGGTCAGCAGGTAACTGTCTGTAATCAAAAACCCCATATGTTTCAGCTAAATCACAAATAAGAGCATCTTCATCTGTTTGAATCATTCTAGCAAGGAGCGCTATTTTTTTAACTGGTTCTGACTTGTGAAAATCTCACTAATTTCTGCTCCCATTTTATCCAAAGGAACAATGCCATCCGCAGTCCGCACATGGTTTTTCAAATCTTCTGATTTGTCACCAAGCATAAGTTTGACCACTTTTGGTAAAACTGCCGGATTTGTATCTACTTCAGCGATTGCTTCGAGCAACTCATAATTCTCCAAGCGCTCTTTTGTGATTTCAAAAGAAAATCCAGTCGAAGTCACCCCACGGATTGTTTTAATCTGTGGCGCAGCTTCTTTATTTTTCTTTTTGCGATTTTGTTTTGACATAGTTAAGCTCCTTTGATGTATTCATAGTGTGTGTCATCAGTAGAGTTAGGAAAGGCAGTGACTGTCGTACCATATCCAAGAACACTTCCATCGTTATAAGTGATTTCATCGATGGCAGTTACCTTTCCTGAAGGGATAACAATACGTTTAAGTACACCACCTTTTAGAACTGTTTCGATTACAAGGCAATGATGTGGCAATTCTTTTGAATTTGCCTTAATGGTAATTCCTGATGACAATTCTCCAGATACATTATCTGATCCATAAACTTCCTTCAAAACTTCCACATTCAACGCTTCAATCAGCATATATTTGAATGTGTCTGTCTTTTCCTTTTGAACTGAACTTACAACGACACCACCCCATGCCTTAATATTTTCTGATTCTGGGGAGTTGCTATTGGTCATACCATCTTCTGAAATATAACCTAGTGCTTTAAACGCATCATCTAATTTTGTAGTTGCATCAGTTGGCAGTGCTGTTCCAAGAGGTGCAGAATAAACCGCACCTCCGATTTTAGGTTTTGCAGTCGTTACATTTGCTTCTGTAGCCATTTAATTTCTCCTTTTAAAAATAATTAATATCAAATACGGCTTGATATCGATATTGTTTGGTTTCAGTGTCCGTAAAATTGTAATCACTGTTCAGGTGGACACCACAGATTGAATCTAACTCAATCAATCCTTTCACAGCACTTTTCACTTTCACATTAAGCTCTGCAGCCTTCTGCATAGTTGGGCCATAACTTTGAAAAGCAAAGGTCGCACTACCAGAATGATTTCGCTCCTTCCCACCTGTCTTTTGAATAATGACAAATCTATCGGGAGCTTCAGCTTCATGCTCAAAAAATGACGGTACATCTAAATGACCGTCAAGATATTTCTTGATAATAATTTCAATCATCTAATGCACCGCCTTCAACAAAGTGTTATTTTTCAAATTATCCCTCTTCGCTTTTCGCGTAGCTGGATAAATCATAGCATTGGCTCTTGTCTTACCAACGTGGCTATCTTGTTCATAGCCAGGACCACATCTTTTTTTAATGACCGTTGCTTCTTTGTTCAAGATGTCCTGAATCTCTTTTGATTTCAAAAGAGCTCCTACACCCGTACCGATAAGCTTGATTTTTGTATTACTCATAAGCTTCGACCATCACTTTCTTATTCCATTCTAAAGGCATCATGGCTTCAATGCCTTCCAAAGGAATGCCAATCGTACGCCATTTTCTCCCAAAGAAACGAACTTCACGGTCTTTCCACTCGTTCTGATCGCCTTTTGGAATGCCTAGTGTATAAGAGGCCTTCTTTCCAGTCAGACTGAGCTGATTCGTGATATCTTCTGCAGAAGCTGGAACAACCAGGACATTCTCTACTTGAATTTCTTTATTCTCATAGATAGGATGACCAAAGTCATCCTGACCAGTCTTGGTTTTCCCAGTCAAAGTTACAGTAATTCCTTTAATCCGTCCCATAGATATCAATCACCCCATATCTTTGCTTTTTAAGACCTAGACGTTTCAATTCCGAGTCCTTGATAAAGAGACCTCCACCAGGGACTAGATATGATCCACTGAAGGAATATCCTAAAGCAGACTCAGCCATTTGAGTCATTGGTTCCTGATCAGTAGATGTCATCAAGGTGCGAGCAACCACATCCACGGTTACAGATTTGACCACCATGGCAAAAGATGGATCAGTAGTCACTAACCCATCTAAATCTTTGCCAACTTTTTTAGCTTCAACACGAAGAGAATGAGAAACAACTTCCAACAGTGCTTCGGCTCGTTCTTTCTCATCGAATTTCAATGTTCTCCACAATGTTTGAACATCTTCTACTGTTGCAAAGTTTTCCATTTCTACCTCCAGCCAAGCGACTACTGAGCTTCAGAGTCAGCTTGTTCAATAAGCGAAATCAATTCAGATTTTGTGGCGCGGTTATCATAAGTAATACCTTTTTCATCAAGGATTTCTTTCAACGCTGCGTTAGTCAATGAGTCCAAAGGTTTGTATGCTGCAATTGGAACCCAATCACCCCCAGAAATTTCTGTATTAGTGTTGATTGTTGCTCCTGTCTTTTGGTTTACATACTCAGCCATGATTAACCTCCCGTTTTCACAATACGAGCGAAACTAGCAGCGTCCATGATGCCCCATCCAATGTATGCTTCGCAACGGATATAAATCTGGTTATACCCTTTAAGGTCGCGACCGCTGTTGTCAGGATCACCATACTTGATGATTTCCATCGGAACTTCTTTCGCATAGCCCCATTTGAACATTGTTTCAAAGTCCCCAACAATCGCTGTGTTTTTAGGATCTGTTTGTGAGTATGATACAGTGCGATTTTTATCTACTGCCAATCCATTGATTGCATCAGGTACACCGCCCCATGCCAATTCAGGATACAATTTCCCGCCTTCAGCATTTTTCATTTTAGAAAGAGCAGTTGTAAAAATAGGATCTAGGATTGCTCCGGTGATATCACGTTCTGAACCATCAATCATACCGACAGCATCTTCCATACTTTCATCTGGGTTAGATTCTTTGAAAGTTACTGTCTGAGTAACTTTTTTATCAAAGCAGTTAGTTCCAATAATGCTTGACTCTTGTTTTGTACGTGGGTTAATACCGTGAATACTCATAATATCAAGCCCTCGTGCTAATTTTTTAGAAAATCCTTCCACAAAATCACTGAGGATGTCAACTTTTGCTTCTTCTGAGGCGTGTAAAAACTCATCAGATACACGGGCACCATATTCGACTTTTAGTGGAACAATAGTAACAGGATCAAGGCTCACACCACCATGAGTCTTCTTGCCATTTTCAGCCACGATGTCGATGTCCGAATCAAAGTCGAAAATGAACTCTTTTTGGCCATTAAACGGAATAGGCTTTTGGGGTGATAGCTTAGCAATTGATGAATGTCCCTTCACCTTACTAATAACTTTTTTTACAAGCTCTGGATCAAATAGATTTCCTTTTGCAAGTTGTGCTTCTGACATATTTTTTTCTCCTTTTTAATCTTCAATATTTAAATTTTGAACCAAATTTCTATACATGGTTCTTTCATTATCTTCTTTCGGAACAATCGGCTCCGTTGATTTTACTGGCGCTACTTTGCTTACTGGCTTCATAAAACCAGCTAAGCGCTCTGCATCAGCTTTCAAGCTTTCTTCATCAGTTCCCTGCAAACGATCTGCAAGGTCGTAAGGCAGTCCATGTTGCAAAGCTACTCGAGTTCGCAGACTTGCCGTCTCATAACCAGCGATTTGATTCTGCAAAACTTCAAGTTGCTTGTCTGCATCTGCCTTACTTTGATTAGTAGCTTCGATCGTTGACTTCAAGCCACCATTTTCTTTTTCCAACTCTTCAACACGAGATTTGAGCTGGTCATAGTCGACATATTTCTCTTTCTCTCGAGATAAGCGAGCCTTAATAGCAGCATCAAATTCTTCCTGTGTAGTGATTGGTTTAAATTCTGACATTCTCATGTCTCCTTTCTCCTGCTTTCCCGGCAGTTCGGTAATTTTTTTGGCATCAAAAAAAGCAGTCACAAGACCGCTTATTTTAATAACTGATTTTTTGCTTTTTCTTAGGCTTGGTTGTAGCACAAGCCCAGTGCGCAAGCAAAGCACTATCCATCAAAGAAATATCCATATCGTCAAAGTGCGATCGATAACCAAAGCCACCATT